GCTCGCTCAAGTATTAAACAGTTTGTTACCAGGTGTATCGTACACCTCATCCGATGATACTTGGGAAAATGTCATTTTCGATGATACAAATGTATTAAAACCTGCACTCCACGAGTATGAATATACACTCTACAAACTCACGAACGCTGATGCGATCAAAAAGTTCCGGGAGGAAAGAAACACTCTCCTCGATAAGAGTGATAAATATATGACCAAAGATTACCCCCACCGTCTCGAACTGGATATCCAGAACTGGGTCGAGTACCGCCAGGCTCTAAGGGATCTTCCTATAACAGCCCGTCCCACTCTTGATGAAGACGGAAACCTCACTGGTGTTGAATGGCCCGTCGCCCCGACTTCGTAAACCAACCTCTTCCAAAGTGGACCGAGTCCCATTTTGTAAGTCGTATCTAAGAATCTATAAGATTCGTCCAAGCTTAAAAATAAACTCTCACTATATTATAAAATGTCTGGTGGTATTGCCCAACTCGTCGCCGTAGGTGCCCAGGATGTACACCTCGTTGGCCAGCCTGAGGTGTCTTTCTTTAGGTCCACCTATAAGCGTCATACGAATTTCTCCCAAACTGTCGAGCGTCAGGTCATTCAGGGCAACGTCTCAAATGGTGGTATGTCCACCGTTCGCTTCGAGCGCAAGGGTGACATGCTCGGTTATGTCTATATTGTTCCCAATAACGGAACCAAGACTCTTGATTACAATGCTATCGACTGGCGTACAAAAATTTCCAAGGTTGAACTTCTCATAGGTGGCCAGGTCATTGATGAACAGGATTCCCTTTTCTCAACTCTGATCGCCCCCTCTCTCTACGCTACTTCTTCTTCCAAGTCTGTAGCTGGTAATCTTTTTGGTGGAGGTGGCAACAGTCGATTCTATCCTCTCCGTTTCGCTTTCTGTGAGAACTGGCAATCGGCCCTCCCCCTCATCGCCCTCCAATATCACGATATCGAGCTTCGAATTACTTGGGGAACCACCGCTATCGCGGACAGTGCCAAGTGGGATGTATATGCCAATTATGCCTATCTTGACACCGAGGAACGTGAGATGTTTGCTGCTCAGCCTCAGAACATGATCATGACCCAGGTCCAGAAGGCTATCTCCTCTGGATCCAAGATTCAGGAGCTTAACTTCAACCACCCTGTGAAGCTTCTGGCTGCTGCGGGTGCTGCCAATCTCCCCATTCTTGGGGACAATAATAAGCTCAAGCTCCAGATTAACGGTACCGACGTCGCCGACTTCAAGTTCGCTGATCCCCACTTCACCACTGTACCCCTCTTCTACCACTCCTCCAACGGTGTCTCTTCCACCGCCAAGAAGCTCTTCTTCTATCCCTTCTGCTTAGATGCTGGAAAGCTCCAGCCTACTGGTTCGCTTAACTTTTCCCGCCTCGACTCTGCTCGTATCGTGAATGATACCGCGGACTCCGATAATGATATTTATGCCGTAAATTTCAATGTACTCCGTATTGAGAATGGTATGGGTGGTCTTTTATATTCTAACTAATTACTATATGTGGAAAGTTATATTTCTTCTCGCCATCGTTTTTGTATTGACGTACGATCCTAATTCCAGGACACTCGAAAAGTTTGTCGGTGAGCCCCAGGTGTCTCCATCGACAGATAAATCATGTGAACACGCGCATTACGAATCCGTTCAGTTTGCTCAGTCTCCCTACGAATGCCCCGTACCAGGTAAAACTAAAATGGGGGTAGTGATGTAGAAAGCTTAAAAAGAAAACCACACGTACCAGTATAATGATTCCCGTGAATCGTGACACTATCATGACTGTCGCCGTAATTGTGTGTGCCCTTGGTATTATATTCCTATTTAAGGAACTCAACAAGACTAAGGATGATATGAATGCCTTCAAGGTATTTTCCACCCAGGTCGTTAAGCGCCTAACCCCCGCACCAGATCCCGCGCCGGAACCAGAGCCAGAGCCAGAGCCAAAGTCAGAGCCGGTCACTGAAGAAAAAAAAGAAGAATAAACATGTCATCCTATTATAACTTGCGAATGCGCAATGAAAAAGTACAAAGCGATTGCTGTACCAGTCAGTTTTGCCGATGGGAAACCTAAATTTCTCACGGTGAGGGACTGGAGATATAAAGATTGGATTTTCGTCACAGGTGGATGTCGAAGAAGAGAGATATTTAATCCACTTCGTTGTGCCCTTCGGGAACTTGAAGAGGAAACTAGGGGTGTCGTCGCCCTAAAAAATGGTGAATATACAGAATTTAAATTTACAGTCAGGGAAAGTCCAACTGTGGAACTTGAATACAATGTTTTTATATTTTTCGTTAATTTTACCAAATCTGAACAACAAACACAAATTAGAAAGTTTTACGAAGAAAAATACAAGATGAATCTCAGGAAGGCTCAAAAACAACCCATTCGAAAAACATACGATGAAAACGATTATATGAGTTATGATACTCTAGATGAATTTAACTCACGTAAGCGTTGGAAACTGATAATAGACAACGTTCTAAAAAACCCACAATTTTACTCCTGTATGACTTCTTTGAATAGAAAAACATTTTCTATAAAATAATGAAGTCGAAGGCTTATATTTTACGCCAGATTGGCGAACTTCTCGAGAAGAATCGTGGCTTATGTGAAGAAGAGGTTGAAGACTGGATTGAAGAAAATAAGATAAAAACTGTATATGAATTATTAATCATAAAGAAGGAACTTTCTCAGGGAAAGGAATATAGAGATGTTTCTTGTATGCGATGGTTTAGAGAGTAGAGGCGCACTATAAGTATGTTTAAGAGTTGGTGTGCATCTCAAAAAATTACTCATGCAGCCAATCTATCACATGTGCTCATGGACGGTGGTGTCCTCTCCGTGCCATTTGATAAATTGAACGAGTTCCATGAAAGGTACGTAGAATCAGTAAAACGTGGGGAGCGTCTCTATGTCGTTGAACAGAAAAGTGAAAAATACAACTTCTTTGTTGATATAGACTACAAGGACCGAGAGTCACTCAGTATTGACGAGGTAAAAGACATTTGTAAGGTTATCTGTGATAAAGTGAAACGACACGGTGGCCGAGAATGTATCATTTCTATTGCTCCCCCAAAGAAGAGTGGAAATCTCACTAAAACAGGTGTTCATCTCAATTGGCCTAATTTCGTTGTGGATCAAGTTTCTGCTATTGCCCTCCGCGAGCATATTCTCATAGCTCTTTCCAAAGCTAAGGGTAGTATAGACTGGAATGAAATCATAGATGCTGCTGTGTATGGGAATGCAGAAAGAAAAACAAAGGGTAGTGGATTTAGGATGCCTTGGTCCTATAAAAGAGCTAAACATGACGCATGTGGTGGTCGAGGGTGTGCACACTGTGACAAAGGTAAAGTTGATCAGCTCGCATATCTCCCCTTTTTTGTGTATAAACCTGGACCACCTCTGAGTGCTATTCTCAATATTAGTCAGGATCCAAGCCTCGAAATACTTAAAATGGCTACTGTTCGTACAAATGAACCTCAGATTACACACATAGAACCACCATCAATAAAAATTAAGGAGGGGGCATTCACAAAAGAAGAGACTAAAGATGAACTTTATGACGATGAACTAAAAAATATGGTGGAAACTTTTATTCGAACAAACTTAGAAGGTCAAAATAATGCGTATGTCCAAAAATTGTTCAAGCGACGGGACACATATCTCGTATCTACAAATTCTAAATACTGTGAAAATCTTAAACGTGATCATGGTTCAAATCATGTGTGGTTCATAATAAGTGGTCAAACTATTTTACAAAAGTGTTTCTGTGTATGTGAAACTCTCAGGGGACGCCGAGATGGTTTCTGTAAAGACTTTTGTGGTCGAAGACATCAATTGTCACGGACAATCGTAGATCGTCTCTATCCCAAAAAGGAGGAACTGAATAAGTGTCCAGAAATCAAAAAGTTTGTAGATAAGCCACCACTAAATCAAAATAATGTGAAACCCCATTTAGAACTGTTCATTAAAAAAAGTATGAAAGCTCCAGAAGATACACAAGTTGTGAGCATTAGAAAAGATAAAAATAAGTTTGTGGCACTCACTACATCTACATATTGTGAATCAATCAAGGGGAGTCACGAGGATGTGGTGATGTCATACATCATAAATGGGAAGGAAATTAAGCAATTATGTCCTAAATGCAAAAAGAACACCTCTAGAACTCATTGTTTGCACATGAATATCGTAAAACTACTTAAACAATAATCTCTCCTTAACCATAAATGATTACTCGTTCAGGACGCAAGATAAAGAAGCCCAAGGTTTTCCAGCCAACTGAGACTGATTTTGTTGATGATTACGGCTCTGATGAGCATAACACAGACATAGATTCCGAATTTGATACTGGAGATGAGTGCTATTCAGATGAGAGTGAGGAGGAATGTGATAGTGATGCTGACGAAAATGGTAATCTCAAGGATTTTGTTGTTGATGATGAGAGTGAAAGTGAGGAAGAAGACGCTTAAAAAAAACGAAAACTATATTAGAAAATGGAAACTGATATAGGAAATCCCATCGAATATGACCCCAAAGTTGATGAGCCTCCTCCTCAAACTCCAATGGTTCAGGATGAGCATCCTCAATATTACATGGATTATCACATGCCCCCACACCCGCCACAACTAGAAAAGGATAAATTTGACCTTTTCGAGAAAGTGGATAAATCAACTTGGATTATAGCTTTCGCTGTATTTTTACTTGGATTTTTTATGGGTAAAACAATGCAACCTGTGATTCTCAGATACACTTAATCTATAAGAAACTTTTCATCAATGTTAAGTTCAAGGGTAGTTTCACCCAGACGCCTCTGTAACTTTTCATCTGATGTTTCATCGGGGATTTCTATTTTACCACTCTCATGTGGATAACCATGAAGCCAATGTTCCTCTGGAATACTAGAGTAGGCAACAAATTTCCCGATATCTCCATATTTTGGAGGGATGAAATGATCCACAAACGGTCCTCTATATGTATCTTCTATGAAACCGTCGGTAGTACTGACATTTTCTTTAGGTTTAGGTTTAGACTTTTTGTTTTGTAATTCAAACTTAGGATTAGAAAACAAAATAAAAAAAGCACTTACTAAGATGGCTGTGATAATAATACCTATCATTTGTTTATTGTATATGAATATTTTTTAACACTCCTTAGAGGTGACCTCTTCACCTTCCTCCTCTGTGATTTCTCCCATCTTTCCATTGGTAGAATCCTCCCGCTGCTTACGTCGCTCCTCGAGTTCAGCGGCTACGATCGCATCAGCCTCCTTGACGAGTTCCTCCATGGGAGTATCGGGCTTCTCCTTCTGAAGCTTCTCTAGGATTTCTGCGGGATGGGACACGGGGGCCTCATCG